AGGTGATGCGGAACGCGCCTTTAAGGTGTTAGGCTATTCTGAAGCCGCTATGCGCCCGCTCACCGCAAGCCTGGAACGCGCCTTTGAAGCGGGCGGTGTGACCGTGGGTCAAACGTTTCCGCGCCGCCTGGTGACACCTTCAGGGCCAACCGTTTACCGCTTTGATGTTCGGAACAGCCGCGCGGAAAAATGGTTGCGTGAAACGTCTGCAAGCATGGTCACAAACATCGGTGAAGGAACCCGCGTTTCAGTTCGTAATGTGATTTCTGAAGGTGTTCGGGATGGGCGCAACCCGCGAAACATTGCGCTTGATATTGTTGGACGGGTGAACAGAAAAACCGGTTTGCGTGAAGGTGGAATTGTTGGTTTGAATTCATCGCAAGAACGCGCGGTTGCAGCGATGCGGCGCGATCTTGAAAACCTTGATCCGAATTATTTCACCAGAACGCGCCGCGCAACCAGGTTTGATGACATTATTCAAGAAATGTTTGATGGTGGAAAAGTTGATGCTGAAACCATCAATAAAATGACCGGTCAATATAAAAACAATCTTTTACAATTGCGCGGTGAAACGATTGCGCGCGATGGTGCAATTGAAGCGTTGAACCGTTCTGAATATGAAGCGTTGAAACAGGCGCAAGAATTAGGTGCAATGGGAAAAAATGGCGTCACGCGCGCTTGGGATAGTTCCGGCCCTGATGGGCGCACCCGTCCAAGTCATTTGGCGATGGATGGAACAATTGTGGGTTTGGATGAACCGTTTGTTTTTCCAAACGGTGTTACAATGATGCACCCGCAAGACCGATCACTTGCGGGTGCAAACAATGCAAAAGACTTGGCAAAAGAAATAATCAATTGCCGTTGTCGCGTTCGCACTATTGTTGATTGGCTTTCTGATCTTGATTAAAGAAAACCGAATGTGTCAAAGGAAAGTTTTGCGCTGAAAGTTCATGCAAGCTTTTTGCAACTTCAGTTGCTTCAAGTTGCGTTCCATGCCCTGCCCTAAGATCAATTGCAAAAAGCCAATCACGCAAATTACCGTTGAAATACATTTTTGTTGGCGTCATGCCTTCAGGTAAAATATTGCGCGCAAGTTCTTTTGCAAGCTTTCGTTTCATTGCTTCTTTATACCGCAATGAAACAAGTTCTGAAATTTCGGTTTGAACATCATTCCACCAACCGATAAGTTCTTGATCATCGGTTTGATTTGATGCTTGGCGGTTTGTTTCATGCTGCAACCGCGCTTCAGTGAAAACAAAGTTTCCAAGCTTTCCAGGTTCTTCATAACGTTGCGAAAATTCTTGCGGGCGCGGATTATGGCGCAACCATTGCCGCCCGATGGTTCGCGTTGTGTTTATTTCAACACACATGCTAACCATTTCAAACGGCGACCAATGTTTATTTTTGATCAAATATGAAATCAATGTTCCTGGTTCTTTCGATTGGTTTTCAGGGTTGGAAACGCGGGCGATGTAACAAAGAAGTTCTTCAGCGTCCGGTGTTACCCATATCAGTTTTGCATCATGCATTTTTTCTTTTCAAATCCTTATGATGTGTTATAGTTCGGAAAAATCTTAACAGATGACCAACGCAAAGACAAGATGGAATTTCACAACATGGTCAAGAAATTTTCAGCGCAAGTTGGTGACATAGTTTCAAAAACTGAAAAACGATTGATTGCACTTGCGCGGCAATCAACTCAAGAACTTGTTGACCAGGCACAAACACCAGTTGCGAAAGGTGGAAAGATGCGGGTTGATACCGGTTTCTTGCGGGCGTCTGGTCAAATGTCATTGAACGGAATGCCAACCGGCCCTGTTCGCCCTGATACCGATCAAGAACAATACAGTTGGCAACAAACAACCGTGATCACAACACTTGCGAAATTGAAACTAGGTGGCGCGGCGTTCTTTGGTTGGACGGCGAATTATGCGAAATATCGTGAAGCGTATGATGGTTTTCTTGAAACAGCCGTTCAAAATTGGCCCGCGATTGTTGACAAAGTAACAAATCAAATAAAATCAAGGGTTAAATAAATGTCTAATGAACTGGTAATTAGAACTTTTCAAGACGCGGTTAAAGAAGCTGTTGCAGATAGCAACACACCAACATTGCCGATCAAGTTCAAAGGGCGAACATTCAAACCGCCAAAAGATCAACAATATGTTGAAATTGTTTTTATTCCAAACAATCCAGATGGTTTATTTTGGGGTTCTGAAAAACTGTATCAGGGAATTTTTCGTTTAATTTTTCATTGGCCTAACGATGACAAAGGAATTTATGAACCTTTAGATGTAATTGAAAGCATATCTTCATATTTTACAAAACAAAGAAAGCTTTTATATTTCACAACATCAACTTGGGATAATGGGCAAATTTGGGATAATGGGCAAATTTGGTTGAATGATGTTGGGTTTGACGTTTTTGCGCTGAACATATATGAAGAACCTAAATTATTGAGTGATATTGAGGCTGGTAAAGAAACGCTTTACCCTGTATCAATGGCTTACCGTAGTTTTCGCCCATGACTGAAAAGGAACAAGGCAATGAAACGATTTCTAACCATGACACCAACCCTTTTGACAATGGGCGTTCAACCGGCCCTGGCGTTCGCCAACACCAATGCGGCAGCAACGCTTTGGATTGGTGTAATTACCGCTGATGACGGTGAAGTTCCGCTTGCTGAAGATGCCGATCTTGATCTTGCCGGATATGAAGCACTGTTTTGGACGCAAATCAAAGCGGTTGGTTCGCATGGTGAAGTTGGCCCGTCCACAAATATTCTTTCTTATGACACTTGGGATACAAGCGTTATTCAGAAAGCAAAAGGGATGACTGATGCCGGTTCGCCTGAAATTGAACTTGCGCGTTTGCCCGCTGATCCTGGTCAAATTGCTTTGCGCGCTGCATCGCTTTTGAACAACAAATTTGCGTTCAAAATTGTTCGCAATGATGCGCCCGCTGGCGGAACGCCAACCATCATTTACAACCGTGGTTTGGTCACTGGTCCGCGCCGCCCGATGGGCCGGAATGAAGATTTTGATCTTGAAATCTTTACGCTTGGTTTGCAGCAACTTGAAATTGTTGATGACGCTGCATCGGCGTAAAAAAATCGAAACCCCAAACTGAAGAAAGAAACCCCAAAATGAACGATATTACAAACATCGCACCAAAAGAACAAACGATTGAAATTCTTCATCCAAGTTCTGATGAACCGGTTGGAATTCGCGTTTCGCTAATGTCACCAGATGATCCGCGCATGAAAACCATCAAACGCAAGATCACCGATTTCAATTTGCAAAAGCAAAAGCGCGGCAAAGTGATGAAAGCGATTGAAGTTGAAGATAACGAAATTGCTTTGATCGGCGCAACCTTGACCGGTTGGGAATGGTACGGCGATGATGTTTCATTTAAAGGCGAAAAGCCTGAATTCAATCCGAAAAACGTTGTGGCTGTTCTGAAAGAAATCACATGGTTCAAAAAGCAATTGACCGATGAACTTGATGATACCAAGGGTTTTTTTTAGACCTATCGCAAGAACTTTGTGAAGCAATTCGCGTTCGCGTCCGGTATGATACCAAAGATGAAAACGGTAAAACCAGGCGCGAACGCAATGAAGATTTTGATCAAGATGATCTAACACCAGAAATAAATATTCCAGAACACGGCGAATATTTATTTGAATGGTATTTTGAACTTTCAAACAAATTATTGCGCGTTTCAGATGGGGTTTGTTTACCAATTCCACCATCTGAATTCTTGGCTTGGGTGACATTAACGGGAAATGTTGTGCGCCCGTCCGAATATGATATACTGTCGGAAATGGATCAAGCCTTTTGCGCCGAAATGAATTCTGAATTGAAAGATTTTCAAGATCGGCAAAAAGACAAGGCAAATAAAAAGTAAAGGCGCGGGCAAAAATGGTTGATATTGCTGAAGTTGGTTTTCGCGCTGATACCGATGATCTTGACCGCGCAAATAAAAAACTGAAAGATTTAAGACCTTCAGCCGAACGGGTTGAAGGTGCTGCTGATGATCTAAACAGAACAATGACAAGAACAAACAGCGTTCTTGGTCGCGTTGCAAATGGTGCAACAACAACAACATCTGTTTTCGGTCGGCTTTCAAATGGTGCAAGAACTTTAACATCTGGTTTAATGGGAATTGCAACCGGTGTTATTGCCGGTTTTGCATTTGAAAGCATGATTTCCGGCGCGCGGGAATTGTCTGCATCGCTTTCGGAACTTGCAACCCTGTTACCGGCTGGATCTGCTGAACTGGACGCCATGCGTGAAGCCGCAAGGGCTATGGCTGATGAATTCGGCACAAGTGCAGCATTCCAGATTAAAGCGTTCTATGGGGCTGTTTCAGCGGGTGCAACCGATGCGGCGGCGGCGATTGATATTGTTGACACCGCGAACAAGCTTGCGATTGGTGGCATAACTGATGTTGGAACCGGTGTTGATATTCTGACAACCGCAACCAATGCATATGCGTCAACCGGATTGCTTGCGGCTGATGCATCTGATGCTTTGTTTACAGGTATGCGCGCCGGTAAAACAACGGTTGGTGAACTTGCTTCAGGTCTTGGCAACGTTATTCCAATCGCGGCTTCACTTGGTGTTGAATTTGATGAACTGGTTGCAGGAACGGCGGCGCTAACGCTTCAAGGTTTGTCAACTGCAACATCAATCACAAGCTTGCGCGCAATTCTTTCAGGTATTGCAAAACCAACATCTGAAGCTGCTAAACTTGCTGAAGAATTGGGAATTGATTTTTCAACAGCCGGTTTGCGGTCAAAAGGTCTTGCTGGTTTTCTTGCTGATGTTGTTGAAAAAACAGATGGTTCCGCCGATAGCCTTTCTGTTTTGTTCGGTTCAGTTGAAGCATTGAATGCGGCGCTTGCTTTTGCCGGTTCCGGTGGTGAAAGCTTTAATCAAATTCTTGAACAGATGGAAACCAAAGCGGGCGCAACAGATGCCGCGCTTACAACTGTTCAGCAAGGTCTTGATCAACGCTGGGGTTTGTTACTGCAAAGATTGACAAACCTTTCTGTTGATTTTGGTTATGCGTTGCTTTCGGTGATTGTTCCAGCCGGTGAAGCGGTTGCGAAAGTCTTTGAACTTGCGGCTGATAACGCTGATGTTTTCGCAATCGCGCTTGGCGTCCTGGTGGCCCGTCAAATTCCTGCAATGATTGCCGGTTTGGTTCGCATGGGTGCAATGCTCACAACAATTCAGGCGCAATTCATCGCGGGCGCAATCGCGGCGCGCGGCTTAACCTTGGCAATGTCTTCAATTCCATTTGTTGCAATTGTCACCGGTTTAACGCTTGCTTGGCGCTGGTTCACCAGGTCTGGTGAAGCGGCTGATGTTGCCGCAACATCAATTGACGGTTTAGATGATAGTTCGGCAAAACTTACAGGAACTTTACAGAATGTAATATCAGGTTTGGCACAAACTGAAGCGCAATTGAAAAGCATTTCATTAACTGAAGGTTTACTTGCTCAAAAAAGATATACAGATAAATACCGCAATTCATTGCAAAATGTTGGTTCTGAACTGGCAATGGCAGCTTATGCCGCTGAACAATTGAATGGGCGTGTTGGGCGCGAAGGTGTTGAAGCTTTGCGCGCATTCATTTTTGAAACGGGTTATGCAAACACTGAATTGCAAGAACTTTCATCAATTGATTTGGGTCAACTTTCAAATTCACTTGATGAATTGGTTGCGGGTGAACCGCAATTTTTATCAATTGTTGAAAGCTTGCGAGCCTCAATTACAAATGCGCAGAAATTCGGAACTGAATTGGAAACAACAAATGCGCTAATGCGGTTCTTGAATGGTGAAGCGTCCGATGCTGACAGAATTCTTTTAAACATTGCCGGAACAAATATTAGCGACAACATTGCAGCGGGCGCAAATGAAGTAAATCGTTTGGCGAATGAACTTCGGCGCGCTTACGACAATATGATTTCATTATCAGCGCAAGGCATTTCGTCTTTGCGTGAAAGTGAAATTCGGCTTGAAAATCGCGGTGATCCTGTTGCAACGGCTGGTGCTTTAGCCGCTGAACAATTCGGTGATATTACCGCTTTTCATCCAATTATGCAACCGGCGTTGGCTGAACAACGTGATGAATTCATTGCAAATGCTGAAGCAACTGAAATGAACCGTCAAGCCTTGATTGAATACCAAAGACAACAAGCGGCTGTTGCGGCGGCGGTTGGTTCATCGGGTGATGCCATTTCAGAACAACAAACAGCACTTCAACAATTAGCTGTACAATACGGCGCTTTGAATGAACCGTTTTCACAAGCGCAATCGGCGTTTGATGCTGTTCAAACAGCAATGCAAAACGGTGTTTTGAACAATGATCAATTTGTTCAAAGCCTGGAAAGAATTAAAGCGGCGTTTCTTGCAACCGGTGGAACCGCTGAACAATGGCAAAACATTGTAAATAAAAGCACCGATGACGTTTCATCGCAAATGAAAGATTTGGCTGAAGGTGCTTTAACAAGTCTTGGTGATGAATTTATCAATCTTGCGGTTGAAGGTAAAGCAAGCTTTGGCGATCTTGCAAAATCAATCATTAAGGATTTGTTGCGCATTGCCTTTCAAGCTTTGGTTGTTAAACCGTTGCTTAATTCCTTTGCATTTTCAGGCGGTGGAAGTTTTGGCGGCGGCGATGCGTTGCCGAACGCAACCGGAAATGCTTTCGGAAATTCTGGAATAACGCCATTTGCAAACGGTGGAAGTTTCACAAACAGCATTGTAAACACAGCAACACCTTTCAGCTTTGCAAAAGGAACCGCTTTAGGTGTAATGGGTGAAGCCGGTCCTGAAGCGATCATGCCGCTAGAACGCGGTGCGAACGGTTCACTTGGTGTTCAGATGTTTGGCGGCGCGGCAAAATCGGCAAATGTGAACAATTCGGTGAAAGTTGAAAACACCTATAAAATTGAAGGCGCTGTTTCTGAAGAAAAAGTTCTTGCAAATATCAAAGCGCAAGGTGAAAACACCAAAGAAGATGTTCGCAAATCAATGGTTGGTTGGCTTACCGATTATGAACAGAACGGGACCATGTAATGACCATCAATCACAAGATTTGGAATTTTCCAACACTGAAAATTGAAAGCCAATTGTTTCACGTCCCTGGTGCATATTTTGACGGTGGTTTGACTTCAGGCGGCGCGCGGATAATGTCACCAGAACCAGGCGGGCGGTCTGTTCTTGAAATGCGCCTTGCGTATCAAGTGAACGAATGGAATTCACCTTTTTCATCCTGGTTAATGTCAAAAATCAATGGTGCAATTTTCAAAATTCAGTTGACTAAAACACCGCAACTTGCATCATTCATCGGTGAAAGTAATTATAACTTGCGTTCAACCGGTGTTTCTTGGGATAATGATCAACTTTGGGATAATGATCAACTTTGGGCAAACGATGGTGCAAGTCTTGGTGCAGTTGGAACGGCGCTTGAAGGTGCAGTTGAATTTTCTGTTTCGGTTGGTTCATTTGGTGAAATTTTAAAGCATGGTCATGTAATCGGCATTGGTAATCATTCTTATATAATTGATGATGTTTCATATGTTGGAACCCGCGCCGATCTTGTTGTTTCACCGCCATTGCGAAACAGTGTTTCAAATGATGATGTTGTTTGGTTGAAACCTTATTTTCTTGGTGTAATTGCAAACGGTGCTGAAATTCGCAATTCGTATGATGCCGGAAACATTGGCGGAATTCAGTTGAACCGGATTGTGTTCAATGAGGTGATAATCTGATGCCTGATTTTTATGATGTTCTTGATGAATATATCGGTGGCGATGATGAATTTACCGATATTCGGGCAATTGTGCGGCGTTGTTGGTTTTATGATTTTCTTGATCATCCAATTCGCGTATGGCAAGGAAAAGGTAAACTTTTCACGTCCGATGGTAACGAATGGCTAGGAACAATTGACGCCAATGGTTCCGATCATCACAAAACACCGGCAATAACCGATGGGCGCGATGGTTCATCAGCGCGTTACGAAATGGGTTTGAATTTGATTGATACACCAGGCGCGGCGGCGTCTGCTGTTTATCAAGATATTCGGAATGAACAAAGCCGTGTTTTTGGGCGCAACGTTACTTGTTATCTTGCAATTTTCGGAATTAATGAAGGGTTGCGCCCACAAACACCAATTGTTTTCTTTCGTGAATTTACAATGATGAATTCAAAGTTTTCTGAAAAACTTGAATTTGTAAATGGTGCAAGTGTTAAAAAATATCAATGTTCTGTTGTCTGCAAAGATGGAAATTTTGGACGTTCTGAAATTCCAAACGGAACTTATTCAAACGCTGTTCAACAAGAACGGGCGCGGCAATTAGGTGTTGAAACCGATCTTGGTTGTTCATTTGTTGCAGCGTTAGCAAATAGAACGTATCAAATCCCATGAATGATCTTGTTTCAAAAACTTTGAAAAAATGGCGTCAATCTCAATTCACTTGGGGTTCTGATGACTGTTTACTTTCACTTGCAAATTACCTTGTTGATTGCGGTTATGAAGATTTCGGTGCAATTTTTCGCGGAACATATAATAATGAAACCGGTGCAAAAAATCATGTTGCAAATTGGGGTGGTGAAATTAACCTGATCAATTCAACAGGGTTGTGTTCAACTGAAGAACCGGTTGAAGGTGACATTGTTCTTGTTGAAATAAATGAACCGATCACCGGTCTTTGCACTGGTGAAAGAATTGCTTTCAGAACTGAACGCGGTGTTATAGAAATCGGCGTGAAGTTCTTAAATATCATTCACGCTTGGAAGGTCACACCATGCCACCAGTAGGAGCATTTTTAGCGGCGGCGGCGGCAGGTATCACGGCAACCGTTTCCGCTGCCCTGGTGGCCGTGGGCGGCTGGTCTGGCATTGTGGCGTTCTTTTCCAGCCCGTTCGGCGCTTTGATCCTGGGGGTAGGTTTACAGCTTGTCACAAGCCTTTTTATTCGCAAACCAAATGCACCGTCAATTGAAGCGGCGAAAGTGAACGTCCGATTGCCAGAACCCGAACGATGGATGACAGCCGGTCAAAATCGGCAAGGTGGCGGCGTTATTTTTGCTGAATTTGATGCTGATGGAAATTTTTGGTATGTGATTGTTCATGCTGACAGTATTTTAACTGAAACCGTTGCTTTGTATTTTGATGATGAAGTAATTGAAGTTGATGTTAACGGTGTTGTTACGTCTGAAAACTTTCTTTTAGATGGTAATGGTAAATTTCAAATATTTACAACAACGCACACTGAAGCTGATCCAACACCGCCTGCGCTTACAGAATTCAAAGCGGCGTTTTCAGGCGTTTGGACGGATGACCATAAACTTGTTGGAACAACTTATTCAGCAATTAAAATCTTTCCAATTTCATCTGAAAATCGTTATAAAATATTTCGTTGGCGCGGTGCAATTGGTATTGGTGAACCAAGTTTTTCAATTGTTGGTAATTGGTCAAATGTTTATGATCCGCGTGAAGTTTCACACACTTTAGGAAATCGCGCAACT